AAGATATGGAAGCGCAAATCATTTCCGAGCTCACGGCCGAGTTTAACGGGTTGCTGCAATGAGCGTAAATTTCCCGAAATTCGATCCCGAACGTATCGAGGCGGCGTTATTCGCTTTGCTGCAAACCGCGATCGGCCCGCTTCCGATAAATCCAGGCGATCCGATCCTCTATCCCTTCGTTACGGCGACGCGCAATCCGTCTTTGCCTCAAAACGTGCCGGCGGCAAATCAACCGCTTTTAGGGCTAATCAGCTTGGGCGCTTCACAGGTTGAAAGTCAGGCACAAGGGCTAGAAAAATGGTTGTTGCACTTTCGCGTTGTCGTATACATTCGAGCCGATGCAACTTCCGACGCTATCCCGTCACAGCAAATCAATTACGCGCTCAAAGCTATTGTCTTTGCTATGCGAAGCAGCGCGACTTTTGAACGGCAACGGCTCGGCGGGCTCGTCGACGATGCTTCGATCGAAGGCGATATTTTGCGGGACAATGGGAACATAGACAAACAATGCGCGTTGCTGATCCCGATCGTTGTTGATCTCGGAGTTTAGGCTAGAGAGGGCAAAAAATGAGAATCGTATTCGGAGTCGCAAACGTTTTTATGAATCCTACGCTCGGGAATATCCCGACGAAGCCGACAAATCAGCAACTCGTCACGTTGCAAGATTTCTCGATCGACATTGACGCGACGCTCAAAGAGTTGCGCGGGCAATTCCAGTTTCCCGACGATGTTGCAACGTCGGATCGCAAGATCTCTTGGAAATCCGGCTTCGGCCGTATGGACATTGACGCCTACAACAACCTCATTTATGGCGAGTCGGCGATCTCGACCGGAGGCGAAGAGGTTAACGTCAATGAAGCGGCAACGATTCCCGCCTCGACGCCGTTTACGGTTACTCCTACCAACGCGGCAACGTTTGTCAAAGACGAAGGCGTTATCTATACCAGCGGCCCGAACGCCGGCCAGAAACTAACAAACAATCAGGGCATTTCGCCTTCCGCCGGCCAGTACATTTTCAATCCGAGCACCGGCGTATACACTTTCGCCGCGGCCGATGCCGGCTTGGGAGTGAACATCTCTTACATTTCCACCGTTACGACCGGGCGCAAGCTTCAAGTCAACAATCACGCGCAAGGCTACGGCCCGCAACTCGAGATCTACGCTTCGAATCCCTATCAAGAGGAAAACGCCGGCGTGCCAAATCACGTTCATTTGTACGCTTGCAAAGTCACCAAAACCGGGATGCCGCTCAAGCGCGCGGATTACCTGATCACGCCGATCGAGGGCGAAGCCTATGCCGACTCGCAAGGCCGAGTCGCACTCTTTTACGAGGATTAATTTTCCACCCCAGGACACCCCGTTTTGCGGCTTGTACGGGTCGCGCTACAAGCCGAGTTGTTTTCTTGTCTGATTTGTTTTAAGCTTTCCGCCTCGCGGTTACTCTTCGCTAGTTTCCTACCAGTTGGACGGGCTCCACGGCCCGGAAAAATTCAAAAAACAAAAGAGGCAATATGGATACGTCTTTGCTTACGATCGTCGATTTCCCGCTCGGCAATACGGTTTTCCGTCTTTGCGAAATGAGTTTCGGAATCGCCAGACAGCACGTTGCTAGTGGCCGAGCACTCGTCGCTAAAGGCGCCGAGGGAACCGCCGAGGAATGGTACGAGCGCACAATCCAGACGGTAGCCGAGTCGTTGAAGCGGGCCGATGAAAATACGGAATGGACGGCGGAAAAACTTCAACTCAAGATCGGCAAAAATTCGATCGACGCAATGTATTTGCGCGTTTTAGAAATTTCCGGTTTGCGCTTGCCGGGAGTTTCCGCAACGGGGGAAGCGAAGGCAGCCTAAGTTACGCCGAACTTAGAAGCTGCATCGCGACTGTAACGGGTTGGACACTGGCGGAAATCGAGCGGATGCCCAATTCGGCGGCGATGGAACTATTCGAATATTGGGGAGAATATCCGCCGGTACACATTCTAGTGAGAGGCTATATAGGCTTTGAGGGAACGAAGCCGCAAAAGATTGTGACAAACCCGATCGAGATCGCCGCGGCAATGAACATGCTATCCGGAGGCGCACGCGCGCAAAAACTTTCGACCGCGCCGGCCGTCGACCGTGAGAGATTTGAATCGTTGAAAGAGCAAGCAAAGGCGCTAAAACAAAATGCCAGATAACATGCTCAAAATTGGCGCGGAGTTTGACGTTGCTCCGATCGTCGAGGGAACGAAACAAGCGATCGCTTCCTTTGACGAAATGGGCGCAAAGAGCATTGCCGGCGCCGCGCAAGTTAAAACCGCCTTCGAATCGGCCGCCGCGGCGAGCTCGGCAACCGTCGGCCAGGTTCAATCAGCAACCGCGGAAACCCTCGAGGGCTTTCTCAAAACAAAGGCCGGCGGGATCCTCGCCTTTGACGCTCTACGCGCAAAGGTAATCGAGACAACGGCCGAAGTTGGGCGGCTTCGTGCCGAGATCTTGCAAACCGATGATCAGGCGAAGCTAACCAAATTGCGCGAACAACTGGCCGAGGCTACGCAACAAATGACGGCGGCCCGCACCGAAATGCGCGCGCTCCGGATGGAAAGCCAAGAAACCCGAGAGAAATTGGATCTCATGGGGGAAACGGTAGGGATCAAGATCCCTGGCGCCTTTGGCAACTTGCTCGGCAAGATCCCGCTCGTACAAAGCGCGATGGCCGCGGCTTTCTCGATTTCGATCGTCGCTTTCTTTATCGGCATGATCGGCGAGGCGATCGAAAAGATCGGAGAGATGTCGGAAGAGATCGGCGGATTTGGCAAAGCCGCAAAGCAAGCCTATGAAGAGGCGCTTAATTACAATCAAAAAATGATCGAGCGCAACCTCGAGCTACAAGAAAAACTCGAGAAAGTAAGCACGATCGGGATCGAAGGATCCGCCAAGTTTGGCAAAGAGCAAGAGCTTGCTAACGAGTCTACGAAACGATGGGCGGCCGAGCTCGGCAACGCCAACAAGGAATTATCGCAAACGCGCGATGAGATCCGAGAGCTCGAGACTAAGAAAACGTGGATCTATGGGCCGTTTGCCGGGCTCGTCGGCGTTAACTCACAACTCGAGGAATCGCAAAGCCGGCTCAAGCGGCTACAAGAGGAAGTCGATACCGTCGAAAGCAAGCTTCGCAATCGCCCGGTAGAATCCAAAACCGCCGGCGCCGAAGAAACTGCCCGATCGCGCGAAGAGGCTTTGCACGACGAGGCGGCGGCCACGGATGCCAGGAAGAAACTCACCGAATCCTATACCGAATTTCGCCTTGCAAGCGCCAAGCGCGAGCGCGAGCTCTCGACGATCACGCTAGATGAGGAAGTCGCCGCCGAGATTACCGCGGTTGAGGAAAAGATCGCGGCCGAGCGCCGGTTTGCGGCCGAACGCCTGGCGACGCTATCCAAGCAAGCGGCAACCGGCCGAGATGTGACTCCGGAGATCATTTCGACTCGAGAGAAATTAGAAGCCGAAGAATTGAAATCTCAACAAAGCCTGGCCGATATCCGGGCTCGAGCTCAAAAGGAAAGGGAAACGCAAGATCTTGCCAACGCTACGGCCGAGATCAATTCGGCGCATACGATCGCCGAGGCGCAAATCAAACTCGAGGAAGATCGCGCGCGTCGCACGTTTACAAAGGCGGATACGCCGGCGGAACTGGAAGCAACGGCGATCCCGGTAATCCGCGAGACAAATGCACAGTACGATGATCAAATCGCCAAGCTTCGCGAGCGGGCTTCTTTGCTCGCTTCGACGGTAAAGATCCCCGATCTAAAGGTTTCGGCCGATTTGGGCACGGCCGAGTTTGAAAAGCAAATACAGGCGTTAAAGCAAGCGTCGCCCGAGATCTATCGGCAATTACTCGAACTGAACACGGAAGAGAAACGGATCCGAAGCGAGCAATCCGATGCGGTAGAACGGATCGAGCTCCAAAAAACCGAAAAGATTAAGGCTATCCGGGCAAAAGAAGTTGAGGATCAGGTCAAATCGGTTAGCGACGAGTTGATCCTCGAGGAAGGCCAGTACAGAAGCAACATTTCATTTATTCAGGAATTGTATACGGAAAAGAAATTGAGCCTTTCCGAATACACTTCGACGGCGAAGCTATTTGCCAACGAGGAATATAGCAACCGGATCCAAACTCTCGAGAAAGAACGGGAGATCTTCAAAGCGGCGCGCGATGCCGATATCCTTACCGAAGAGCAATACACCCGGAAAATAGAAGAGCTCGCAACGCAGCAAACCAAATTCCGAGAGCAAAAAGAGCAGGAAGTTACGCGCTTTACGAAGGAAGAGGCGGCGAAGCGCGAAGCCGCATTGCGCCAGGCTACAGAACGGGTTGCGGATGAGTTTGTCTCGAGCGTAAACCGGATGATCTCGCATGAACAAACTTTCCGGCAAAGCATGGTACAACTGGCGCAACAACTCGAATTGAATTTGATCGATCAGGGAATCAAGCGCGTAACCGTGCACTACGGCGAGGAATTTGCCAAGATGGCCGCGGATCATCTCGGCTTTATTACGAAATTTATCGCCGATCACTCTACATTTTTGGCGACGCTTCTAGGGATTGAGGTAACGCACAAAACTACAACGACGGCCGCGCAAGTCGCCGCGGATAAAGTCGAGGTTACGGGAGACGCCGGCAAATCCTTTGCCGCGGGCTTCGCTTCGGTTATGGAAGCCTTGCCGTTTCCGGTCAACGTAGCGACGGCGCCAGGCGTTGCCGCGGCCGCGGCTTCGGCTACGCTCGCCGGCGGGATCGTATTCGAAAAGGGCGGCATTATGCCGGAAGGGCATCACGTAGCGTTTGTGCGGCCGCAAGAGGCGGTTTTGCCCGTAGGGTTGACAAATTCCTTGCAAGGCGCGGTTCCGTCGATCAACAACTTCAACAACCTTGTAAAGAACGGCGGCGGGATACAGCCGGCCGGATCCTCGAGCGGCAACGCCGGCGATTCCTACAAAACGATGCACAATCACATTCGCGTAGAGGTTCACAACAACGGCGGCGAAATCAGCGACGATAAGATCATCGCGGCGGTACATCGCGGGATCCGGAGCGGATCGGCGAGGCTATTCTCCTAATGACACTCTCACTTTATCCGTTGGCGGTTCGCGGGCTCACCTGGCCGGTAATGAAGTCGGCCGAGTTTTCGACGGAAGAGAGCGAAGCTACAAATTTCTATCAAAATAGAATCGTACAGGCGCAAAATCCGCGATGGCACTTTACTTTGAGCTATGAATATTTGAAAGACAATCCGCAAGATCTAGTCTCGGCGCTTTCTCCGCATACCGATTACCGGTATCTACAAGGGTTTTTAATGAAACTGCAAGGCAAGTTTGCGGAGTTTCTTTTTGACGATTTATACGACGATACGATCGGCATGCGTTCGCAACCTGGCGGCCCGATCGCTACGCCGTCGGCGTTCAAAGTGAGCACTTATCCTACGCAGCAATTTTACTATCCGCTTGGATCCTATGTTGTAGACAACAACGGAACGCCGCACCTGCAAAGGGTTGTTCAAGCCGGCGTCGGCGGGAGCTCCGTTCCGTCGTTCAATACTGGCGGCGGCGATACGGTTTCCGGCGAGGTCATTTTCGAAGATCAGGGAGTATTCACGCCTTCCGATGCTCAAACCTTGTTGCTCGTAACGGATGCCTCGGGCGGGATTACCGCGGTTGCTCCAAACGCCGTCGGAACCGGTTACGTTATAGGCGATCGCCTTTTTGTAGTCGGCGGCGGCGGAAGCGGCGCAATCCTCGAGGTTACTCACTTATCGGGATCCGGCGCCGACGGCTTGGCGATCGTCGATCCCGGTACAGGCTATTCCACGACGGCCGGCGTTACGCTTTTTACTTTTTCGGGATCCGGATCCGGAGCAACCGCGGATATTACCGTTGCGCCGATCTCCTACGCTCCGATACAACGCAACTTCGGCGGCCAATTCCTCGAGGATGTAACGGATCTAAATCAAACCGTCTATACGCTTAAAGTTTGGGCAAACGGCGTTTTGCTGGCGCTCACAACCGATTACACGATCGAGGGGCCAGGCTTGGCGATTCCCGGTTACTCTTTCGAAGGGCTCTATCTGAAATTTACCGGAACGCCGACGGGCCCGATCACGGCTCTTTGTCAATTTTATTTCCGGGTTTGCATGGAATCGGATCGCCAGGACATAGAACAATTTATGCAACAACTTTGGACAATCGGCGGCGCATCCTCTAAAAACGGATCCGGCATGCTGCAAATGATGAGCTCGAGGGTTGCAACGCAATGAGAACCTTTACGGGCGGCGATGGATCCGACACTACGGCGGCCGCGATCGCGTATCTCAAATCCGGGCAACAACAATTTGCGTGGGCGGATCTTTGGTTAATCGGAGAGCTCGAGGATCCTAACGCTCTTTTTCTAACCGATTGGCAATCGCCGCTTTCCTGGCCGGCATGGGGGAAATTTCATCCTTCCGTTTTGGAGCGAGACGGGATCACTTCGCAAGTGGGGTTAGAAGTGACAACCCTTACGCTCACATGGACACCGCCGGTAGGAACATTCGCGAAGGCCGGCGATCCGATCCTCTCGGCGAGCCCGTACCAGCTTTGCCAAAACGGATATTACGATAACAAGCGAGTACGGCTATGGCGCACGCTTATGCCGACGCCTGGCGACGCGAATACTTACGGCGCTTGCGAATGGTTCGGCGGATGGATAGCCGAGAGTACGATCTCCCGCGGCAAAATCATTTTCAAGATCAATAGTTTCTTAAACGTTGTCAATCAACTTGTGCCGCCAAACGTGATCGACTCGCAAAACGCGCGCGCGGGATGGGCCGGCGCTACTCCGGTTTTGGCCGATAGTGAAACATCCGTGCCGACGTTTACAGTTGCGGCGCCTTCGAGCGCGAAAGTGATTTTAGGCGATTGCATACAGCCAACGGCGCACAAGATCTACGGAAACAACAAATTTGCAAATGGCTTCATGGTTTTTATGCCCGGATCTACGCTCGAGGGCTTTTTCGCCCTAATCGGTTTGAATAGCAATTTCAACGCCGGCGGCGGTACTCACTACAATCAATTTACCGTCTACCAGTCATTTCCTTTTGATCCGTCGCCAGGCGATACGTTTTACGTATCGACGGAATACCCGGTAAATCAGGATGATGCTCAAGCCGTCGGCGCCGAGGTTGATAATTTCGCTTATGTGCCAGATCCGGAGACGGCAATTTGACAAACGCTGAAGAAAATCTATGGAGATCGCGCGTTGTCTTTGAGGCTAAGACGTGGATCCGCACGCCGTATCAACTGAATCAAGGCTTAAAAGGTTGCGGCGTAGATTGCGCGCGCTTCGTATTCGAAGTTTACAGAGTTTGCAAACTGATCGCCGACGAGAATATCGGGATCTTTGGCGCGGATTGGTCGGCGCACGAAAGGCAGGAAGTATATATTTTCCGGATGCTAAGGCATGCTCACAAAGTCGCCGAGGGGATCAGCTATCCGACGCATAACTGGCGGCCGGGCAATGTGGTTTTGGTGAAAACCAACGGCGGCCGAGTCTACGATCACGCCGGCATAGTAAGCAACTGGCCGAAAGTGATACACGCCGCGCCGGAGTATGTGAAAGAAATCGACGCTTCAACCCATTGGCTTTGGGCGAGCCGATATTTACAGGTTTTTGATCCTTGGGAGAAAATTCGAAGTGACTTTTAGCAAAACAAGCGTACAGAAGCCGACGGCGTTTGGAACGTTGCTCCAATCCTCGACCTATGGATCCGTGCCGCCTACGGTTTTCGGATGTTCCAAAGCTTCGCCTTTGGCGATTTGGGCCGCGAACATCCGCAAGGGGCATAGCACCAAAAAATTCAAAACAAAAAAAGGCGCTCCGGCATATGTCGAAAATATCGATATGCTCGTCGCGTCAAATCCCGTCGCCGGCATCCTGCAAATTTGGTCGAATCAAAACAATACGTACCCGCTGAATTTTGTACGGCTAAAGGTAAACGCAAATCTAGGCGGGAGTTGGAATAGCACAATAACGATCGCGGATCCGCACTTTTACGCCGTCGTTGCAATGACAATGGAGTGCGCCCTAAATTACGATTTGACTTTTGACGACTACGGCGCGCAAGGGCCGTCGACCTATCACAATGTAATCACGCCGACTCTGTACGAGTTTCCTTTGTGGAACGGATACCAGCACGGCCCGGATGTGAACGATCCCGGCGTTTCCCGCTTCCCGTACTATCTATGGAAGCCGGCCGATGGGAACGTGATCACGATCGCCGCGCCGCAAACTTTGGAGCGCGTGAGCACGTATGCGATGCCGAATCCTACTCGGCCGATAGATGCTCCGTTCGGGCCCGATTTCTACGTCTACGTTTATTACGCGCAAACGACTTCGGCAACAAAACATCAATCGCCGCTCGCATACAACCGGTTTACTTTCGAGGAAGAGCTCGGCGATGGAACCGAATACGCCGACGCCGGATTGTCGGCGCAACAAGTGATCCACAAAACCTATGCCGGCGTTGGATCCGACGATATGGATCTCGGCACTTCCGGCGCAATTCCTTCCTGGCGGTTTGAAGTAAACGGAAGCTACGGCTATATGCCTTCCTCGCTACTCGACGATGGCCAGGCGCGCGCCGATTGCGAGTTTCCCGATATGATCGAGGCGATTATCAAAAGCGGGCTCGTACAAACCGGATCCGATCTCGGGTACGTGCAACTGGGATTGAATTGCAACGATTTGCCTTCCGTCGTACAAAAAAATTGGTCGCAAGAGCTCGAGCCTTCTAATCCTTCGCTTTTGTATCCTCAACCGAACGTGCCCGGAAGCATATTGCTTTGGGCTTCCCGATGGAGCCGGCCAGGATCCGGAACGCCGCCGACGATCGTAGACTCGGCCGGCGATACTGTGATCCCGATCGTAACGTCGACCGGAGCATCGCAACGGATCGCGGCTTACGTTAACGGATGCATCGGCGGCGCCGGCAACGTCGTAGATTCGACGTACAACGGCGGCGGATTCCCCTTCGGCGCCGACGGCGTGATCATGGAATTTGATCCGGGCTCAACCGAAGTTGACGGAGTGCCGGTCGTTGAAAATGGGAGTACCGGAGCGACGATCACCGCCTCGATTGCGACAAGCGGCGAGCCAAGCTATATCGTCGCGATCGCCCTATGCGATTCTGGATTTACAGCTAACCCGCCGCCGCAATGGCAAAACCTATTTCCGCAAAGATCAACAAGCGGAATGGGAGTTTACGCGCGCAAAGTCGCCAGACCGGGCACATACACTTTTACGATCGTCAACGCCGCCAACGAGGGAAGTTTGATCCTCTTCGCCGTCAAATCGGCGCAAGCGAGCGGCGTGCGCCCGTACCCGAAGGCGCTCGGGGATATTATCGACTTTGATTCTCTTATGAACGTTCGCTTGCAATGCCGGGCCGGCGGCTTGCAAGGCGCTCTAACGATGGATTCACAAAAAAAGGCTTCCGATTGGCTCGAGGACATTTGTCTTTGCGCGGATTGTGCTCCGGTTTGGAGCGGCTTTAAGTTGAAATTCATTGCGCGAAGCGAGGTTTCGGTTATCGGCGACGGAACCGCCGCGAACAATCCCGCCGCGGTAAACGGCGGGCCGGCTTCCGTATTCTGGTCGCCGACTTCGCTCGGGCCGGTTGCCGATTTGGTAGTGAGCGACTTTATAGGCGACGCCGGCAATCAACCGGTAACGATCTCGAGGAAAGCGCAAGTCGACGCAAATAATATCGTGCAAGCGCAGCACGTTGATCGTAACAACAAATACAATCAAGCTACGGTTTCGGAAATCGAATCGGCTTCGAAATATTTGTTAGCGCCGCGGAAGCTTCAACCGAAAGTGCTAAACATGGTAGCGAGCCCGACGGTTGCGAGGAAGATTCTCGCGATCATGGTTCGGCGCATGACGCTTCTAAGGAATACGTATAGTTTCAAGCTACAACCGAAGTGGGCATTCCTCGAGGCTATGGATCTCGTAACGCTAACCGAGCCTTTGCTCGGGCTTGACGTTTTTCCGATGCGGCTCACAAAAGTTGTTGAGGATCCAAAGACGCACGAGCTTGCTTGCGAAGCCGAGCAATTTATCTACGGGCTTCATGCGCCGCAAATTTTGAGTGCGACGGCTCTTGCGCCCTACAATCCGAATACGAGCGGAGTGCCGGCCGATGTAAATGCGCCGATCATTTTCGAGCCGCCTCTCCGGATGTGCCTCTCGAATCGGGCCGAGGTTTGGTTTGTGATCAGCGACTCGGATCCGATCTACGGCGGCGCGATCGTTTACGCCTCGACGGATGGCGGCGCTACATATCCAACGGTAGTCGGAACGGTACAGGGGAACGCTACGACGGGCATTGTTACGGCCGATTGGCCGGCGGCCGCGGATCCGGACACTACCAACAACCTAAGCTTAGATTTGACGGAGAGCCTAGGAAGCTTGCCGGCGGTAAATGCCGTCGACGAGGCAAATTTTACGTTTCCAAGCTACGTAGCCGGCGCTTCGCTCTATGAATTAATGGCATATCAGGTTGCAACGCTTACCGGCCCGAACCTGTATACATTGCCGGCCGCGGCGCTCACGCCGTTGCGCCGCGCCGTCTTTGGGTTGCCGGCCGCGGGCGCCGGCGAGGATCATCCGACAAATTCTCGCTTCGCTTGGCTCGACAATCGCGAAGCGGCAAACGTGCCGGGCATCTTGAAAGTGCCGCTTGATCCCGCTTGGATCGGGATCACGGTTCACTTCAAAATCGTTGCCTTCAATCTCTTCAATACCGGCCAGCAAGATATTGCCGACGTAACCGACTACACGTATGCGCCGACTGGCGTTGGAACCGGTACAACCGGATCCGGATCCGGCGTCGGGTCAACAAGTCAACCGGCCTATACGATCACCGGCGGCGCTCTAACGCAGCCAACGCCGACGAGTATCCACATGGCCGCGGCTACGGTTCAATTTCCGGGCAGTACGGTTGTATATGCGGCCCGCACGTTCACAATTTCGGCGCCAGGCTCGCCAACAACGTACTACGTTACGATCGAGGATCCCGGCCAGCTTGGCGACGGCGGATCGACTCCGGTACTTTCGGCCGCCTGTCAAACCTCGAGCGCGCTTGTCGGCGTTCCGGGCGAGGTTTACATCGGCTCGATCGTCGCGATCCCGGCCGGCGGAAGCACGCAAACCGGGCCCGGCGGATTCCCATTAGCGAATCAGATTTCTTTCAACGGGGTATAGAGTGGCCACACCTGGCGATGTTCAATACATGGACGATCTTCCGGCCGCGCCGAGCGGAAGTGTCAACGTCAAATGGCAAGCCGACGCCGTAACGGTAAATCCTCGGAAGGCTTCCGCCTACGTGGGGAATACCGGGAAAGTTGATCCGCGCACAACAACAACGGAAACGATCGGGATCGCTTCCCGCGGCAAGGATGTAACGCTCTCAAATTCCGGCGCGATCGCTGTAACTCTTGATTCAACCGTGCCGCTGGATTTCCTTTGCGCCGTTCAAGTGATCGGAGCGGGATCCGCAACTCTTACGCCGAGCTCCGGGCAAATCAATAGCGGCGCCGGATTGGCGGCAAATGCGGTTATGGCCGCGACACAAAGCGGATGGCTCTTTTTTGACGGCACAAATTGGTTTTTGCTCGTAGCGAGCTCGAGCGGCGGCACTGGCGGGCTCAACGGCGCCGTAGTCAAAACCGCGGATTATACGTTGCTTTCCGGCGATAACGGAAAGTTGCTCGTAATGAATTCCGGATCGGCGCATCAATTCACGTTGCCGAATCCGCCGCCTAGCGCAACATGGTCTGTATTTTTGTCGACGATCGGAACCGGCGCCCTAACGATCAATCGCAACTCGCAAAATATCGACGGCGTTGCGGCAAACCTTACGCTCTCGCAATTCCAAGGCGTTTTCATCTCGACGGATGGAACGAACTATTTTACAGACGGGCACCCGAGCGGATTTACAGCCGGCGGCGATCTAAGCGGCTCGAGCACTTCACAAGAGGTAATCGGGATACTTAGCACGTTGTTTGATTCTCCGGGCACGGCTTGGGCGGATGGACAAATCGCGCAATATAGCTCGTCACTTGGGAAATTGATCCGCGTTGTTGATCGGCCTATCTTTCCGGTTAGCGGCGTAGGCGGGAAGCCGAGCGCCGGCCAGTTGGTAGGGATCTACACCGCGGGCGCCTCTTTTATTTTCCCGGCAAACTTTGCCTCGCCTAATTCCTACGGAACGGTAGGAACAAATCCGACGGCGACGGCAACGTATAGCGTTTACAAAAACGGGAGTTTGATCGGCACGATCGCCGTTTCGACTTCCGGCGTTTTCACTTTTGCGACAAGCGGCGGCGTTTCCGTAACGTTCAACGCCGGCGATCGCCTAACGATCGTTGCGCCGGGCTCGCAAGATGCGACGATGCAGGACGTTGGAATTACGCTCGTCGGAACGCGATCGGCAACCGTGCCGGCAACGGCCGTGCCGCCAATTTTCACCTGGCGCGGAACCTACGCCGGCGGTACTACCTATCAACCTTTCGACGTTGTTGCGTATACGGTTTCGAGCAAGGTGCAAAGCTACGTTTGCATTGCAACAACAACCGGCAATGTGCCCACAAATACGAGTTTTTGGGATCTACTCGCTCAAGCCGGAGCCGACGGAGCCGCGGGCGGCGTTCAAATCGCAAACGATCTCGGCGGCACAAATCTTGCGCCGACGGTAATTGCGACGCATCTTTCCTCGCCGCTTCCGGTCAGTCAGGGCGGAACGGGCGCCGCAACCCTAGGAGCTCACGGCGTACTAGTGGGCGAGGGCACTTCGGCCGTTGCGGTTACTGGCGCCGGCACGGCCGGCCAGGTTCTTACGAGCAACGGAGCGAGCGCCGATCCTACATTTCAAGCCGCGGCCGGCGGCGGGATCCCGCCAATTTTCGGAACCGGCAACAAACGATGGGAAGGAATTTGGAGATCGGGCTCGAGTACAGAAAAACCTATGAACGGCGTAGACAACGCCAATTCGCCGGCATGGGTTGCCGGCACTACATCTTTGCCGCCGTTTATTCATAACTGGGGCTCGGGTTGGGTCATGGGGCAACTTGCTCTTTTGACAGGAAAGAATATTCATAGTTATCACTTGGGCCGGATCGAGGGCACCGGCCTAACGACTACGACGAGAGTTTGGGTCGGGATCTCAGACGGTACGACGAATAGCGGGAGCGGGAGCGATACGCCGGCCGGTAAATTTGCGATGTTCCGGTATTCTCACAATGCCGGCGACACAAATTGGAAGTGCATAACGAGCGACGGCTCTACGCTCACCGTCACGGATTCGGGAGTCGCCGCCGATACTAACCCGCACACTTTCGAAATTCAGTTCAACGACTCAACTCCGAATGTTGTTTTCAGCATAGATGGATCCGTCGTACAGACGATCACAACCCATTTGCCCGGTAACGGCGTTTTGGTGCGCCGCGGATGGGCCGTCGACGGCGGATCTTCGCTAAATGATTTTGCGGAATATGCATTTTACGTGCAGCAAGATCCAACTTGGCCGTAGAGGGCGGGCATGGCGTCAAATCGCGAAACACAAGTCGGGATAGAGGTTCCGGTAACAGGATCGCCGAAGGTTCGCGCAACGCAAGTCGGGATCGAGGTTCCGGTTACGGGCAGCCCGCACGTGCGCGCAACCCAAGTCGGGATCGAGGCCGTTGTTAGCAAAAGCGCGCAAGTGAGGGCGACGCAAATCGGGCTCGAAGTTATCGTGCCGCGCGTTCCGAATCCGCCGCCGCAATTAATTTTAGAAATGCTATTGCCGTAAAGGAGATTCCCCTATGTCGTTGTTGTTCACGGATTCTTTCGATCTCTACAATACGTTTTCCCAAAAGTGGGATAGCGGCGGCGGCGGTACGATCTCTGCAACTTTTGCCAGGACGGGCCGCAATGGCATCAATTTGAACGGCCAAACGATAAACAAAAACTTCACTTCGCGCGCAACCTATATCGTAGGCTTCGCGATAAATTTTCTAAACTTCACTTCGGGCGAAACGCAAATTTTCGGATTATTAGACTCAGGCACATATCAAGTTTCGGTCGGGGTCGACATTGCCGGCAACGTCAAAGCGTACCGCGGCAACGCTTCGACTCTCTTGGGCACAGGCAGTTCAATCTATACGCCTTTGAACGTTTACCACTACATAGAGTTTAAGGTAACGATCAACGGATCTACCGGCACTCTCGCGATCCAGCTAGACGGCGTACAGATTTTGAATTTGACAGGATTAAACACGGCGCCGAGCGGGAACAATACAGCGAACCAAGTTAGACTAAATAGCTCGTCTTGCTCTTCGGCACTAGATGACGTTTACGTTTGCGACAACGCGGGATCTATAAATAATACATTTCTGGGGGATATCGCAGTACTCGCGCAACTTCCTTCCGCAAACGGAACGACGAACAACTACACAAACAATTTTGCCTCTTGGGCTTCGAGCACTTCGTTTCCAGCCGGCACTCGCATAAAGGACAGCAACGGAAACGTGCAGCAATCCGGCGGCGGAACTTCCGGCGGCGGATCACATCCTACGTGGTCGACTACCGGCGGCGGAACGACGAGCGACAATACAATCACCTGGACGTGCATCGGATCCGGAAGCAATCCGGGCGCGGCTAACTGGATGGCGGTTAGCGAGTACCCGCCAGACGATAATAATTCTTATGTGGCGGATGCAACTGTATCCGATCAGGATCGCTATACGTTTCCGTCGATCGCCGGCTCAACCGTGCATGCGGTTGCGGTAAACATTCGAGCCGAAAAAGATGATGCGTCGACAAGAGCAATCCGGGCGGTTGCAAAGAGCGGCGCCACTACGGCCGATAATGGCAGCGACTTCAATCTGACTCTAAACGCCTATGCCGACTTTCAAGGCATATTTGAAACGGATCCAAATACAAGCGTTTTGTGGACAGTTTCCGGAGTCAACGCCGCGGAGTTTGGCGTCAAAACAACCGTATAGCCGTAACGATCGCGGCACACCTCTTTTCTTTGAGCTCTCGGGATCCTGGCGGCCGATCATAGAATTGCAACCGGCATGATTCCTTTCATACAAACACATTGGGTTGCGATCCTGGCCGCGGTTTCTACGACTTGGGCCGGGATCCAAGTTGCTTTCAACAAGATTGCAAATTCTCTTCCCGCTCCAACGGCGGATGCGACGCCGCGTTACATTTGGTGGTTTAAGTTTGTTAACAACATGGCCGGGAATACGGAGCGCGCAAAGAATTTGGCGCGGATCGAGGATTCACCAAACTTTATAGCCGCGGCCGAGGCGTACATGCAAAAACGTTTGCAAGAAACGGGGAAACAATGAAAAAGGCAATCAAGATTTGGGCGACGATTTTACTCTTCGTGGTAGGGGGTTGCGGTTTTGTTGCCGATGCGCGGAATGCGATCGCAACGTCTTCAACCTTTTTGAAAGCCGAGCAAGATCAGTACTTGAGCTCTTGCCAGGCGCAGCCGACGCAAAACGTTTGCGTGAAAATAAATCAAGGCATCGCGTTGAATAATACGCTGATCGACGCACTCAACGTTTACTGTAGCGGAGTGCCCGCAAACGGCGCCGCCGGATGGAATCAGGGCGGGCCGTGCGTTCCGGTCAAAACCGCGCAATCCGCCGTCGTTTCTGCTACGGCTAATTTGTCTCAAGTCATGGCCGATCTTAAAAGCTTCGCGAAAGTGACGCCGCCGCCGGCTTCTACTCCGAAGGCGCTCAACGAGTACCGCAAGTCGGATCTCGACGCCGCGCGCGTGATTCCCGCTTTTGCCTTCGGGCGATAGGAGAGTTAATGGATCCTCTTACGTTTGTAGAATTATTGATCTCGCTAGGGAGTACCGCGGCGGGCGCCTTCAACAAAACCGGGCTCGTCAACCTGGCCGCCGGCATACAAAAAGCCGTCGACGCGTTGATCGCAGTTCGAAATGATCCGGTCACAAAGGCCGAAGTCGAGGCTTTCCGTCTTTCGCCGAAGTGGTAGCCTAACCCTATGGGCCAAATAGCGGGAGCCGCCTCGCAATTTGTCATAGGGCACTGGGGTTGTATCTCAACCTTTGGGCTCTTGGGCTATCTTTTGGGCTCGATCGTAACCCGTAAAATCATGGCGCCTCAATTTTGCCCGCAACATATCCGCGATCGTCAATGGCTCATGGATCTACGCGAAGCAAGCCGAGGCAAAACCGCCGAAGAGAAGAAATTTGCCCGCCGGTTCTTTTGGATTAGGCGCCGTGGCAAGGACAAGCCCGCAGACGGAGCCGGCGAGCCTTAAGCATGTCAACCCCTACCATACCGCCGATCGAGGGCCCGGCAAGCCTACGCTTCCCAGGGCCTAGGCTCTACAACGGCCGGCAATCGATCGATCTATGCATGCTAGTGACGGTACTCGGCCGGGAAGCCGGGAATCAACCTCGAGCGGCTATCGAGGCGGTAGGATGCAGCATCCGGAACCGGGTTAAAGCGGCGCTCGCCAGGTGGGGCCGCGATTGGGAAGAGGTTATCGAGAAGCGTTGGCAGTATTCTTCAATGAACGGGCCCGCGAACGATCCGAATTTGCTCAAGTATCCAAATCTAAAATACGATCCCTGGCCGCTTTGCCTCGAGGTTGCCGAAACCGTCTACTCGGGAGATCTCGCGGATCCTACCGGCGGCGCGCACTCCTATTTCGATAAATCCCTAGACGCCGATCCGCCGCAATGGTCGATCGACGGCGAGTATGTGAAAACTTACGACGTGGGCGCATTCCATTTCTTCCGCCTTTCGACTCTATGATACGATTCCCCCGCGGTTAATTGCGGTAGAGGAAACGGGAAGGCGGCTCGCCTTGCGGTCGGGCCGCCTAAAAAAATAAAATGAGAAAATTCGCTCTCGGCCTATTTTTACTTTTGGGCGCCTTCGCGCAAATCGCAACCTCGCAACAAAGCGTGATTCTCTCCGGATCCGTTCCGTACAGCGGCACGGCAAACTACAATGCAACGATAACGATCAACGGGCTTCCAAGCGGATGCGTCGCGACTTTAGCCGGCGCCGTGATCACAGTTACCGGATGCCCGGCATCTTTGCCGGTCGGGGTTAGCGTTACGTGCACGCCGACAAGCGTTGCGCCTGGCGCCACTGTCACATGCACGGCGCAAGTAACTAACGCCGCAAACCTGGCCGTAACGTGGAGCTCGAGCTCGGGAACAATTTCAAGCGCCGGCGTGCTCACGGCGCCGACGGCGGCCGGCACTGTCACCGTAACGGCGCATAGCGTTCAAGATTCGACGAAAAGCGGATCCGCGGCAATTACCGTCGTTTCGCCCGCAACGCCGATCAAAGTTGAAGCCGAGAGCGTAGCGGTTTCAAGCGGCCCGCTTAATGTTCAACCGACTCAAGATACCGGAGGCGGATCTAAGCTTGTCTCAAGTCAAGTCGGGCAAACTTACGATTATCACGTAACCGTGCCGGCCGCCGGCGTCTATACCGTTTCGGCCAGGCTTTGCAATTTCCCTACCGGTACGGGAACCTCAACAATCCATTTTGAGTACCCGATCGGAACGGATATTTCCGGCCCGTTGAATATCTTGAACGCTACGCAATGGACTACCGTCGGCGCCGCCTCGGGCAAGAGCGTAACGCTTCCCGCGGGCACTCAAACCGTGCGTATGGTAGTCGACGCCTTAGCAACTGGCGGCTTGCAATCGAATTGGTTTTCCTTCACGCCGGCCGGCGGCGCTTCGAGCTCGATCAAATTAACGTGGGATCCGTCGACTTCGGCCGCGGTAATCGGCTACAACATCTATCGTGGAACGGCGAGCGGCGGCCCGTATGCAAAATTGAATGCGGCCGCGATCGCGGCTTCGCCTTTTATCGATACGAGCATCGGCGCCGGTACGTTTTTCTATGTTGCGACGGCTCTTGGCGATCCAGCGATCTATGCTTCGCCTTCCGAGAGCCTGTACTCTAACGAGGCGGTAGTATCCGTGCCATGACGAAATTGGTTGAAATTGTCGTACCGTTATGGATAATCGCAATCGCGATCAGTTTTTACGTTTTGAAAGGGGTTTTCATGGCGACACCTAATCCGCTTCAACCGCTCGAGGATAAACTCGACGAGATCATCGCAAATCAAGCGAAGGCGAAACAAGTTTCCGATATTCTGATCGCTGATTTTGAGAAATTGCTCGGCGGGCAAACCGCGGGCACTGTCACCGTTGACGCCGCGGAACTAAACGCGATGTTAGCGAAGGCTCAAACGATCAGCGACGGCCTATCCGCGGAGACGGCGGCCGAAGCCGCGGCGGATCCGAACGCGGCGCCAAAGGGATAAAAACTCAAATAGCCGATGCGGATGCAGTAGCCGGCCGATCTTGCGAGTTAGCCTTGTATGAGGCGCAAGAAAGGTTGCAGATCACAGACGCCGCGCCTCTCGAGGGGTGCGGCGTTCGGCTTTTATGGCATAATCCCGCTCATGCAAAAAATACTTTCGGCCGAGGCGCGTATCGTCGACGGCAAAATCATTTTGCACATTGAAATGGAAGTTTCCCCCGACGTTTTCGAATTCGCGAAAGTCGTAGAGAGCGGGATCCGGTTTACTCGGCAAGAAAAGAGCGCGCTAGAAATGGTACGCAAGGAATTGTCAAACAAAGAGATCGCCGGCGAAATGAATGTGAGCCTATCCGCCGTCAAAAAACTTGTCTCGAGCGTATTAGCGAAAACCGGATCTCAGAGTCGCGCGGAGCTCTGACGATCGGCGCGGCGCTTTTCATCTTGCGCCGTCAATACCGGGCAGGTTGCCGGGATATTCATAACTAACCCCATATGTTGCCGCATCGGCCGCCGGCGATGCCCTAGGGCGCCACAATACGGACACTTCCAACGAGAGTCGTTGCAACCGTCGAGAGCGATCAACGGAACGTGTATCGGCTCCAAGCCGGCTTTATCGGCCGGCTTGCAAGGGATCCAAAGGCAAAGGGCTTCGCTCATAGGGATAGGTAGATCACCAAAGCGAGCAAGGCAAGAAATGCCAGGTAGAACCAACGAGGCGGCTTGGCGAATCTCATCGCACAAACCGCCGGAACGTTTCATCCGAGGCATGCCCGCAAACAAAGTCGATCGCCTTTATAAATTGCTCTTCGGTTTCGGGGATCGCGTCTAATCCCCATGTAGAGGCGCCGCGGCGGCCTAGATCTAACGCCTCGAGCTCGGCTCGGCGGATCGCCCGCGGCCAGTTGGTAGGGCCGTCGCCGTTGGCGTTGATCGCGCAACCGTGCTCGGGCCACATTTCGGTACAAAAGGTATAAAACCGGCCGTCGTTCAAAAGTACGTTTATCAAGTAATCTTCATGGGTTTGCATGACGACGGCCAGGCGCATATTTTGGGAGAACCGATCGAGCGCCGCGGCGACTTGCCGATCCGTTAGAGGTTTGCCAAATTCGCGGCTCATGCTCGGCCGCCTTTCTTCTTGCTGACTGGGATCAGAGTATCCCCGACTCGGCGCGCCTTAACGACGCGCAAATTAAACTCTTTTTCCGGATCAATGCCGTCGACGTACTTTTGCGCCTCTTCGACGGAATGGAACAAGCGGGGGATTGGCATCGCGCTTTCTCCGTCTTTATCTAAAAGAGCGCCGTTAAAAAGATAGACAATCTCGCGCGCCCCTTTCATAAATCCGGGCAACTCGCCGCGATCCTTCCGGGCTTGCGCGTTAGCCTTTGCCGCTTTGCTCCGGCTCTTCCCGGTCAAAGCTTCGCGTTGCCTGGCGATCGCATCCGAAACCGCCGGCGGGATCGCGATCCTAACCGGCGCGCCTTCGGCCGAAATAGTCTCGAGGAAGATTGTATCGCCTACCTCGCGTTGCCGGAACGTTTGAACGATGAAAACTTGGGAATCGCCGGTCATGGGAACAACGATCCGGAGAGTTGCCGGCTTGACGGTTGCGATATCCGGCAAGCCGTGAAGAGCGCCGATCGTGCGATCGAATAAGTTAGACATTAGCGCACCGCCTTACGATAGCCGGAACAATCTGGCCGGCAAGGATTGGCCGGCGAATGGCACTCGCTATGCCGAATGACTTCGACACCGGAAAGATTCGAGGCGGGATAAGAAAAAGAGAAATGATCGCCAGGCTTCCCGATCCCGCCGAGATTGGAAATCGTGAAACTATCGCCGCCGGCCGAAATGTATCCGACTTCGTTTGGCATGTTGTACGTTGGGCCGCCGAGAAACAAAAGCGCCGAGTGCATGAAATTGTAGTTTCTACCGCGCATGCTGAAAAGCTTCCAAATTTTATTCTTCCGATCCCTTGTCGCTTCGATTCGATACGGCGCTTTGAATTTCATAAGATCCCCTATTCTCCGGAAAGTGATTTGCCCGGTTGCCGGGCATGGAAAGAATATACAATAAACTCTTGCAAGTTGCAAGAGTTTGTTTTATGCTCCTAGGCGAAGGGGGAAACGTGAAAACACCGAAGCAAAAGAAAGTGGCCAAAATCGCCGTACAGGTTCGGCTAGATCCGCTCACTTTGGAAGCCTTGCAAAAAGAGGCGTCGATCGAAAAACGGAGCCTTGCCGGGCAACTCGAGTTGATTGTAGAAAAGCACTACGGGTTGCGAGGCGATCCGGCATGAACGTTTACGCTGTAATTTGCCCGGATTGCAACGGCGCGCATTACCTGCCCGGCCGGATCCTTTGCTCAAAGTGCAATGGCGACGGCCGGATCCTAATTCCCGACGTTCCGTTATTGAAGCGGCCGATCAATTACCGCGGCCCGCTTCGTCTATTCCTGGCGATCGTATTCCTCGGCGGCGCATTGATCGCGCTCGCTTTCAAGATTTGGGGTTGAAATGAGCGTAGCCGCCAAAGTTGCACTTAACAAAATCCGGCATCCTGAAAAATACTGCCCGTTTCCGCGTTGCTTGTGGCGCACCGGAGACGGCTCGTATTGCCCGCGCCACAAAGGGAAAAGCCAATGAGCGAAGAGTCAAAACAAAATCTGCATTTCCGTTTGTACGTGATCGGCTTCGTGATCCTTTGCGGGATCTCCGGAGCGATCATCGGAAAAGGGATCGTCGCTTACTTCCTCTCACGGATGCCGTGGCGATGAGCCCGCGGGATCTAATTCAATCGTTAGGGCTTGTCTACCTCGAGAGCTCGCCAGGCTCGGCCGGCCGGTTGCTTCATTGGTTCAATGATCCGGAAACGTGCTCAACGCTTGGCGTTTACGACGATGAGATTTCCCGAGAGCGAATCATTTCGAAGATTTGCCTTTCGCGAACGGCGTTTTATGTTGCAAAAAGAGGCGCCGCGCGTGAGAATCCGCAACCCGCACCAAAATCTAACCGTAAAGGACTAACCGCAAATGACTGATCAGGAAAAGGAAACGCAACAAAGCTACGAAATCACAGAATTGCAAAATAACGGCGGCGCTTTGGCCGTTATGGCGCGGGCCGAGATCGATACGCAAATTTCAACCGCACATGCCTATCCTCGCAGCTTGACGAAGTATCGCGACAAGGCAATGACGATGCTCATGCTGGACAAGGCAGTTGCCGAAGAGTGCTTTTATGTGATCCCTAGGGCCGGCAAGAGTATCGAAGGGCCTAGCGTTCGGCTCGCTGAGATCGTTGCCGCCAGTTATGGAAATCTCCGTTGCGGCGCCCGGATCGTCGCCGAAGAGGCGGATTTCGTAGTCGCGCAAGGCGTTTGCCATGATCTCGAAAACAACCTGGCCGTAACTTTCGAAGTAAAGCGCCGGATCACCAACAAAAACGGGCAGCGATTTGATTCGGATATGATCGGGGTTACGGGAAACGCCGCATCCTCGATTGCCTTCCGTAACACGGTTTTCCGCGTTGTTCCGAAAGTGCTTTGGATCCCGCTGTACGAAGCGGCTCGCAAAGTCGCGCGCGGCGATGAGAAAACCTTTTCCGTAAAGCGCGAGGCAACGTTGTTGGCGTTTGAGAAAATCAAAGTGCCGCGCAAGCGCATCTTTGAATACCTCGAGATCGGCGGGCTCGAGGATATGAATTCCGATCACTTGATTACGCTGATCGGGATAGGAAACGCGATCAAAGCCGGCGAGACAAGCGTTGCCGAGATCTTCGGCGAGGAAGTTAAACACCCAAAACGCAAGAGCGAAACCGAAGCGGCCGGCAAGGAAGCGCCGGCGCCCGCGGCAAAAAAAGACGATGATCCTTTCCTAGACGCCGCCGAAGTGCAACAAGTTTGGTCAATCGGCATGAATCGCGGGCTTGCAAAAGTTGAAGTTAAAAAACTCTTGCAAGAAAGGTTCGGCGTCGATAATGTAACGGCGCTTCGCAAGTCGCAACTCGAAGCCGCACAAAAGCATTTGATCGAGGCTAAAAAACCGTGATTTCCGGCACGGCCAGCGCATTTACTTTCAACGAGTCTACTCACGTTTACAGCCAGGGGAGCAAAACGCTTCCCGGCTGTACTCGGGTAATAGATCATTCCGGGCTCACTTCCTACGAAAACATAAAGTCGGATATCCTCGAGCGCAAATCGCAACTCGGGCGCGCCGTGCATGACGCTGCGCATTACCACGACGAGGCGGATCTCGATCCGCGGTACGTTTCCGACGAGGTTCGCGGCTATCTCGAATCATGGATCACCTGGCGCCGGCACATGAAATTCGAGGCGTTGGCGATCGAATTCCAGCAAATCGGCGCCGTCAATGGCATGCCTTTCGGCATGAAACTCGATCGCTACGGGCTTGTAGCGAAACGGCCGGCGATCGTAGAGATCAAGATCTCGGCACAAATTCAGGATTGGCACGGAATACAGCTTGCCGGCTACGCCGCCGGTTATCGGGGCCCGGATATGGCTTTGAGCTCGCCGATCGCTCGCTTCGCGCTACGCGATCGCTACGTCGTACAACTCAAGCCGGACGGCTCTATGCCGCGAATGAAGCAATTTGAAGATCGCAAAGATTTTGAGGTCTTTACGTGGGCTCTAGGGCTCACGCATTGGAAGTTGCAGCACAATCGACCGCTAACGGAGGAATAACCGCGATGGGCTCTACCGCAATCGTTGTACCGCAAATCAAAGTCGACGAGGCACAACTCGCCGACTTGCAAATGAAGTCTCCGACGCTTCTAAAACAAGCCGAGGAATTCACAATCGAAAATGAGGATGATTACGTCGGAAGCTTGGCGCTCGTAAATATCGCGATAGACGGCGAGAATACGATCGACACGTTTTTCGAAGAGCCAAAAACGTTGGCTTTCCAGTTGCACCGATCGATCACTTCCCGCGTTGCTTTCTTAAAAAATCCCTACGGCAAGGTAAGAGAGATTATTGCCGGCAAGCGCAAGGATTACCGCGCGAAGAAAGATCGCGAGGATCGCGAGGAAGAAAGGCGCCAACGGGAGATTGCCAAGAAAGCGGCCGACGAGCAAGCATTGGCCGATGCTCAAGCCTTAGCCGCGCAAGACGAGCACGAAGCGGCCGAGCAAATCCTCGAGCAAGCCGCGAAGGCGCCGCCGCCGGCCGTTGTTGTCCAATCCAGCGTAACGAAGCAAGCCGGAACAACTCTCCGGAAGCGGTGGTTATTCCGTATCGACGATCCCGACAAGGTTCCGGTCGAGTACAAGATAATCGACGAGTCGAAGATCCGGAAAGTCGTACAGGCTCTCGGCGAAAAGCACGGCATTGACGGCGTAACGGCGTATCAGGATGATCAAGAAGCGTTCCGGCGGAAATAATGTTCTCGTCGAGACGAGTTGAGCGCCAGTGGCGCCGCCGCAACCCTAACTATATGCGCGAATGGCGCAAACGGCATCCGGGCTACGCCGCGGCTTGGATGCGCCGTTTCCGCGGCCGCGATCCGCTTCCTCATGGCCGGCCGCGCCAGGATCGCCCGGATCCGCCGGTACGCCTCGAGGGCCGGCGCGTGAAACTTCTAGGCGTTGCTGTAATTCCCAATGTTCTAAAAATCCTAAACCGAAAGGAAACAACCGCATGACCAAATCGCAGCAAGAAATACTCACAAACGAGATGCCGCCGGTTGAAATACCGGCGCAAGTGCAAAACGGGTTTGCGCTCGTAAACTTCGTCGACGCAACCCTAGAACGGGATAAGGAAGATAACGGCTTTATTCTCTACAAGATTTCTCTTCCGCTTTCCGATGAGCACAAAAAGTATGTACCGCGGAAAGTGCGGAAGTCATGGGATGCGTTGCTCGAGTGCGATATGAAGCGCGCGATGATCAAAGAGCTCCGACCGCATTTGTGCGAGTTTGCTTGCGCGCCCGACGGCGACGATAAATCGCTCAAAATCGAAGCCGCGGGAATCGAGAAAGTAACTCTCGATTTGATCCAAGAAACCGGAACCGGCAAAACGAAAGAATACGTGCGGCTAACTTTTGTTGCGCGTATGTCTGTATCCGATCAGACGATCCGGTTTGCGCGGATCCATTTCGGACATAACGTTTGGCTCTTTTGGGAACAAGCGCAAAAAGAATTGGCTTTGAACTAAACGAGATCCCTTCCGGATCACGGCCCGGAAACCGAGAGCGGAAGGGAGATGCCGGCGGTATGAAACTCGGGCGAGGATAGTGCCGCCGGCGTCGCGATTATTCCGGAGAAAAGACAAACCGCATGGGAACGTTAAAACTAGGCAAGCTGGAAAGCGGCCGGGAATTCTCCGTGCCGCTCGATTATCAGGTGCATACAACTGCATTGATCGGGATCCGCGGATCCGGCAAAACCGTAGCCGCAACCGTACTCGCCGAGGAAATGCTCGAGCACAATTTGCCTTTCGTAGCGATCGATCCCGTCGGCGTTTGGTGGGGTTTGCGAACGTCCTACAAGCTGGTAATTGACCGGTAAGGGTTGCAAGCTGGATCCGGGTTGCTTCGCCACGTTCTAATAACACGTCGATCAATCTCCGCGATCGGGATCCTACGCTAACAACCTGTCCATGCTCAACAAAAACGGACTACTCGAGAAAAACGGCGACAAACTCTCGCTTGCGAAACTCTAGGGGTTAATTTTTAACCGCCGCAATAGGTAGCATTGGGGTTTTCAACAACTTGCACAGTATTTGCACAGGGGAAAATTTTGCAGTACGCCTCAAACGATGTAAGCTTCACCGCGAATTACCCGCCAGGGTTTTTCGTGGGCGATCGCGGAGCCGAGGGCCGATACTCTCGACTCCGCAACCCTTATCGGAGGGGGAAAATTTGAACTTCTACCGCAGGTTTCCCGGCGACTATCAACGCGATACGCAGCAACTCACTTTCGAAGAGCACGGCGCCTACACGCTACTCCTAGACATTGCCTACACGACGGAAAAACCACTGCCAAATGACAGGCGTTTGATATACCGAATGACGCGCGCTTTAAGCCCGAGTGACAAGGCCGCAATCGACCTAGTGATCCGCGATTTCTTCAAAAAAACGAGGCACGGTTATATCCATAAAAGAGTACGTGAGGAAATAAGTCACGCAGAATCAAGGATTTTGGCGTCAAAGGCGAATGGTAAGAGAGGCGGTAGACCTAAAACCCAGGCGAAACCCAGTAGGTTATTTCTAGGTTCGGTTTCTGATAACCTAGACATAACCCAAGAGAAAAGCTATCCAGACTCCAGACTACCAGACGGCCAGACTCCTAGCAGTTCCATTCAATCTAACCAAGATCATTTGGCGGCGGCGGTACATACAAGCCCGATCCGGGCCGCCGCCGCATCCTTCCTGGCGATCGGTTTTGAAAAACCTTTCGGCGATCGGCGCTTCCAAACGGTTTGGCTTGAGGAATACAACAAGCCGGCGGAATGGCTCACGATGAAAATGGAGTCGGCAATTCAGCGATGCCAGGAAGGCAAAATCGGAGTGCCGCCTCAATTTTTCACAGCAAAACGGAACGTCGAGAATGAAGAGGCGGCGACTTTTGATCGCCGGCATAGGAGAGCGCCGCTATGATGGAAGAGATCCAAGAGATCGGCGAAATCATTGCGCCGCGGATGTTCGGCAAAAAGTACCATGAGCTCACATTTTCCGAAGGCGGAAACGGTACGAGATTTGAAAATAGCGAATTATTCCAAGTTACGGCGATGGCTCAAACGATCCGCCTCGAGGCGTTAGAGATCGCCCGGATCAAGTTTCACCGCGGCTATGCGGATATCAGGCAAGGTCAACTTATGGAGCTCTGCGAGATTGTGATCAAGCGGCGAGATCAAGAGGCGGCAAAGTGAAAGAAATCAGCGAAGAATTACAAGCCGTAGTAAATCACGTTGAAAAGTGCGCTACATGCACAAAAGCCAACAAGCGCGTAAATGACTTTTGTTTGGAAGGGCGCGCACTTTTCGCGGAGTACGCCGAGAAAAATCCGCCTTCCCGAGTTGAATACGCAACCTGTACCGATGAACAATACGGCCGGCTTGTCGCTGAAAATAAGAGAGCCGCCAGAAGTGGCGAGAATAATTACTTCGAAATGAAAATCGATCTATCGCGAATTGTGCTCAAAGTTTGCATACCTGGCGAGCCGCAAGCTTGGGAACGTGCCGGCCGCAATGGATCGCGAAGCTTCGACACGCCGGCGAATAAAGCCGCAAAGCTTACAATCCGCCAGTACATTATGCTCGCGAATCCGCGGCTCAAGCCGGATTGCCAAAATCGTTTCGGCAAGATCTTTCTCTTCGCTACTCACAAATGGAATACCGACGAGGACAATTACGCGAAGTTGGTAAACGACGCCGTGAAAGGTTTGGTTTGGAAAGACGATCGCCAAGCGGATGAAAGTTACGTGAGGGTTGCCCGCGGCCCGAACGTGATCCCGCAAACGCAGCTAATTTTCTACACTTTGCCGCTTGACTTGGGGGGAATATGAACACAACCGCAACGCAAATTGTGCACTGGCCGGGCAAAGACACGCCGGCTTGCGACGAGCACGCCGCAAAACTTCGACTAGCCGCCGCGCATATGGGCTTCTTCGTTAGTTCGTCGGCGATTATTCTCGGGAAAGTAGCTTGCACAAATTGCGAAAACGAAGCAAAAAATAGGGAATCGGCATGATCGCCGCCGAACGTTCAAAGATCCTCGAGGCACTACTCGGCCCGCGGATCGAAGTCGAAGAATGCGTTTGGAAAGAGTTTGTAGAGATCGCAATCTCGGATACTGATCGCGTAATCCCGGTAATCGACGAGATCTTGAAAGATCACGAAATGGATTTGCGCCGCCAGGTTTCTTGCGGGCATAGGGTTGTTGATCAAATACCAAATCACGTAACGCCGGCGACGCTTCGCAAGCGAAACGAATACGATCTCGTCGACGGCAATTCGCATGAGGAAACTTGCATTGCATGCATGCGCGAGAATATTTTGCTCCGGGCGCTGATCACGATCGGCCGGATCTACGCGCTCGATCCTAACGTGCAACCGCTTATCCGAAAGATCTCCGCGGATGCCGTTCAAGAATTGAAGGCGATCCGTGCGGGATAATGCCTCGGCTTTTGAAATCTTGCTTCACGCGCATGATCACGTTTGGCGGGAATCCTGGCCGTTGCGGATCCGGATCGAGGCATGCGATCAGCTTTGGCGTTTGGTTATAAAAGATCACGAAAGGAAATCTCATGGAAAACGAAAACGGAAACAAAGCCGCGGCGGTTCCGGAAGTTGAAAAGGTAGTCGTAACCGCGGATACGCCCCTACCGGCGCCGAAATGCCCGTTTTGTGGCACGGATCCGCTGATCATCCTGGCGCGCACGTTCAATATCGGCCGCTTTAAGTTTTTGATAGCGTTTTGTACGACTTGCCGGAATGCAATCCCCGCGATGTTGCTTGACATTGCCGAGCCCGTAATTCAACGAGCCGCCGGCCCGCTTGTGCATCCATGAACGCGCGGCCGCTGTATCTATCCGTGATCTTTCTTAGTCTGGCGCTTTGCGGATGCCGAAGAATGACTAACGACGAGATCATCCGCGAGACTAAAAAGTGCAAGGATGCCGGATTAAACGCCGAGGATCGCAGGGGCATAGACGGAACAATTTACGAAATTCAATGCGGGCCAAAAACAAATGAACACTGATCGATTCAAATCGTTGAATCACTTCCGCGGCAAGGCGCTCGAGGGCTTGCCGCATCCTAGGACAAGCAAGCCGCTTCAATGCGAGCCTTGCGGGCATGCGATCGCGCGCGCGATTTGCGTTGTTTGTTTCAAGCCGCTTTGCCGGCGGCATAGTCAACTCGTCGACGGGCAAACGTATTGCTCGGATCATAAACCGGGGTATCAGGAATGAGAAACGATCTAGTAATTGTCACAACCTGGCAACGCGAAGAGTTGCTTTGGCTTTGCCTCGAGGCGATCCGCGCGAATGATCATTTGATCCCGCTTATCGTTTTCAGCGACAAGCAAGCCGATTCGATAGATCTCCGGAGGACGTGCGAGGCGTTCGGCGCCGTTTGCCATGTTCAATACCCGCCGCGGAATTTCTACGGCAATTCTTGGAACCTGCTAACCGCATGCGCGCTTACACTCTCACAACTTCCTAGAGCTCGATTTGTGCATTTGATCGAGGACGATACAATTTTGCACCGCGGGTATCTGGAATGGGCCCGCGCGCAACTGGAAACCGGGCAGTATGCCGCGGTTTGCGGCCGGATCGGATCGCCGCATATTCCGAACTGGTACGAGTCGCCTTGTGCAAGCTGGCGGATCGATCGGCTAACAACGGCGCTCGAGCATGTAGATCCTCGCTACCTGGCCGAAACGCGCGAAGAAATGGGCGCGATCCTCGACGGCGAGATCTTTCCAAACTCAAAATACAAAAAAGGCGGCTTTGAGCAAGATGGGTTTTTCCTTCGCTGCATTGAATTCCACGAATGGAAAACAAAGTTTCCGCCGAAGCCGCTCGCTTCGCATTTGGGTTGGTGGGGTTACAACTGCCCGCCAGGGCGAGAAAAGCCGGCCGGGGAGTTTCAACAACGGATCGAGGCTTGCCGGGCAATGCTCGGAAATAAAGAGCTCCGGCGAATGCTCTTCGGGCATAGAATCGCCGATGCAGAAATGGAAGGGGCGGGATTATGAATCGTAGAAAATTCTTCGCAGTTTTAGCCGGCGCCGCGGCGGCGATCCCCGCTCTTGGGAAGCCGAAGGCGCCGCGGATGGATTACTACGCGATCGAGTGGCCGAAATACTCGATCGTCGACTGGGAAAAAGAAAAGCTAACATTTGGGCCGGGAAGAGTTTACGGCTACTGCAAGGGGAAACTGTGACACCCGAGGAATTCACAGCCGTACAAAAACTTTTGCAACCGATCACGTGCCCGGTAATCGTAGAGCTCGGCGCATACCGCGGCGAGGATTCTCACAACTTCGAGCGGATGATCGCCGCCGGCGAAACTCTTTTGCATGTTATGGTCGAGCCCGATTGGCGCAATCAAGCGTATATCGCGCAAAACGAGCATCGGCCGCTCGGATCTAACCGCCGGCTAATCCGCGGCGCGATTGCCTCGCAACCTGGCCGGCGTCACTTTCGCGTTTCGCTGGATTCCCGAGACAATTCCCGCGGATCCGGATCTATCCTCGAGCCTACGGGCCATTTGGAGCACTTCCCTACAATCACTTTTGAAGATCCTGAAGTCGTAAATTGCTATACACTCGACGGAATTTTTTACGATGAGTATTTGAGCAAGATTGATCTTCTTTGGGTCGACATACAGGGCGCCGAGCGCGAAATGATCATGGGCGGGCATGATGCGCTCGAGAAAACCCGGTTTTGTTTCATGGAAGCCGAAGAGATCGAGATGTATTCCGGCCAGGCGCTAAAGCCGGAATTAATTGCTCTACTCGAGCCGAGCGGATGGCGGCTTGTGCAAGACTTCGGCTTTAACATCCTGCTAGAAAATACGAGGTTCGATATATGAGTTTCAAAGTGGATTCGATCGACAATTACGATCACCCGCAATTAGGCTTCGGGATTAATCAACAAAAGGCGGCCGCGGAATTGCGCCGCCTGGCGGATGAGATCGAGAAACCTTTGCCAGCATTCGGAGGGGAATATATTTGTCTAGCAAAAACGATCACTATGGAAACGCTGATCGACGATGATTACGCAATGACTAGCCTTACACTTCAATTTGCGACAAAAAAGCGTGCGAGGGCTCTATGAAGTGCGCTTTCTTCAATCCCAAAATTTGCCGCGCGGGCGCCGCGGATTCCTTTTGTCGGCATTGCGGCCGGATGTTCTGTAGGCATTGTATTGAGACGCATAATTGCTCATGGAGATCTAAGCCGCGGCGGATCCGCGAGATCCTGATCGGATGGTTAGTCAAGTGATCTCTATATTGCTTCCAACGCGCAACCGGCCGGCGCGCCTAACGCAAACGGTAAAATCGATCGCCGATACTGCTACGGAATGCCCGGAAATTCTCTGTTACGTTAGCGACGATGATAACTCCTACGATCATTTGATTAAGCAAGCAGAGGAATTCCCCGAGGTCAACCGATTTATCCGCGGGCCGCGGGTTTGTTTCTCGGATTTATGGAATCAACTTGCACCGCACGCAAAGGGCGACATACTCATGCTTTGCGCCGACGATGTAATTTTCCGTACTTCGGGATGGGATGTTGAAGTCGAGAAAGCTTTTGCGGCCGTGCCTGATCGTATCTTGCTTGTGTTTGCCGATGATGGCGGCCCGAACGGGAAAACGTTCTCGGCGCTACCGTTCATTTCTCGCCGCTGGTACGAGATTATCGGATATTTTACGCCGTCGGGTTATTCGGCCGATTTTTGCGATACGCATCTTTGGGATGTATCTCGCCTAATTGATCGCACGCGTTGTTTGTCGCACGTTTTGATCGAGCATATGCATTACATTTGGTCGAAAGCCGAGCAAGATCAAACGTACAAAGAAAACGTCGATCGCTGGCAACGCGATCGGCCCGACTTGGAATATGCGCGGCGCTCTCCGGAGCGGATCGCGGATGCGGATAAATTAAGAAAGGCGATGCAATGAAAGTGCCAGGCGATGTTATAACCGTGATCGATTCAATCCTCGAGGAAGCCGGCGACGCCGGCGCTCCGGTAAACGTTGATCCGGAGATTGTGCAAGGATGGATAGACAGGTTGCGCGGATTGCGCGCGGCGCTAACCGTCGACGAGGCTACTAGATGAAATGGGAAATCCTGATCTTGACGCAGCCGAGCCGGCAACATTTCCTTGTGCAACTCTATTGGCTCTTGAATCCACAACTCAAAGGGAAAGACGTTTCGGTTACGACGGCCCTATTTGATCCGGCGCTCACATTGGGCGCAAATCGCGAAAAGATGCGCCAGGCGGCAACGGGCGACTACATTTCGTTTTTAGATGATGATGATCTAGTCGCTGCAAACTTCGTCGACCGGATCTTTCCTCTACTCGACGGAGCGGATCAAATCGGATTCAACGTAAAATGCTTTTCCGATAAAGCAGAGCTCGGGACGGCGTTCCATTCGCTACAGCATGGCCGTTGGTATCAAACCGTTAACGGGCGCCTCGGCGGGATCCCTGGCGGCTACTATCGGGATATCTCGCACATAAACCCGATGCGCCGAGAGCTCGCCTTGCGTTGTCCTATGGCCGGCGGGATTGGCGAAGATTGTCGTTGGGCAAACGATATTCGCGCGCTCGGGATCGTAAAGACGGAACACTATATCGACGAGCTCTTGTACTTTTACCTTTGGCGCGGCAACAAAAATGATACGAAAGATGCAATGGATCCTTGGCGGCTTGCCTTTATAGAAAGGCTTCAACCGCCGGCGGAAAATGGCAAAATCTAAACATGGGCGGCAAAGGAAGCGGCAAAAATCCGAAAAGCCTGGCAAATCTAAAACCGCCGGAAAAGGGCGAAGTACGCAACCCGAAAGGGATCAATCGCAAGCGGCCGTGGACGGATCGCATGTTCGCGCAATCGGAGGAATTGCTCACGGCGAGCCAGGCGGGCCGGGCGGTTCAAAAGAAACTCAAGCTTCCGGATACAGCGACTTGGGCCGACGCATCGGTTTGGAAACTAATCCTCAAAGCGGCGGCGGGCGAGATCTCGGCGATAAAAGAGATGGCGGATCGGATCGAGGGGAAGTCGCCGGAACGTTTGGAGATCTCGGGCCCGGAGAGGAAACAGATCACCATTCGGGTTATTCACGATCGGAAGAAAGTATAATTCAGCATGTAGAGTACGCCGTACACTTGCCGGTTTATCACAAAAAGCAAGCCTTATTCATTGGATCCAAACTCAAACGGAAAATGATCCGGGCCGGGCGCCGCGGCGGGAAAACAACCGGATGCGCCGGCCTAGCCGTCGAGCGATTCCTCGGGCCCGCCGGCACGAATCGCGTTTTGTACGCCGTGCCGACGCAAGAGCAAATCACGCGATTCTGGCATGAAGTAGTGATCGCGCTCGCCGAGCCGATCGAATTCGGGATCTACAAGAAATATGAATCGGACAAGATCATAGAACTTCCGGGCACGGAACAACGGATCCGCGCAAAAACGGCTTGGAACGCGAACACACTCCGCGGCGATTATGGCGATTTGATCATCCTAGATGAGTTTCAACTTATGGCCGAGGATGCTCTCGGCGATGTTGTTTACCCGATGCTGATCGATAACAACGGAGATCTCGTACTCGTCTATACGCCGCCGTCTTTGCACAGCCGGGCCGTTTCGAAGGCGACGGATAAGCGACACGCCGCGAAGCTTTTCAAAAAGCACGAAACCGATCCGCGTTGGCTTTGCCTTCATTTCACTTCGCACGATAACCCGCACATCTCGGCCGAAGGCATTGCCGAGGTTTCGGCCGATATGACGCAGGTTGCAATTCAGCAAGAGATCATGGCCGAGGATAGCGACGAGGTTCCGGGCGCCTTGTGGAAGCAAACAATGATCGACGAAACCCGAGTTACTACGGCGCCGCCGCTGATCCGGATCGTCGTAGGCGTCGATCCTTCCGGCGGAAGTACAACCGAAGTGGGAAACGTTTGTTGCGGGCTCGGCGCCGATGGGCACGGCTACGTACTCGAGGATGCCTCTCTCGCCGCTCCGTCGCCGCGGGAATGGTCTGCAAAAGTGACTTGGCTTTATTACGAGCGGAAAGCCGATCGCGTACTCGGCGAGGAAAATTTCGGCGGCAACATGGTAGAGACTACGATCAAGATGCATGATGAAAACGTGAGTTATAAATCCGTCAACGCGACTCGAGGCAAGCTTGTGCGCGCCGAGCCGATTTGCGCGCTCTACGAGAAACACGTAATCCACCATGTAGGCGACTTCCCGGCACTCGAGGAAGAGATGTGCTCTTATGTTCCGGGCGGCCGATCGCCGAATCGCATGGACGCTCTTGTATGGTGCTTTACGGAACTATTTCCAGAAAGGGTTAGACTCACACTAGCAACGCACCAAAACGAAGAGCGCGAGGCGGAAGTGAAAAAGATCGAGAAATCGACTCTGCAAAAGCCGGTTGTTGGCGAGAACACGTTAAAGTGCTCGGAATGCGGATCGACCGCGGTTGTTCAACGCGGGCCGCTCAAACACTGTAATATGTGCGGGCGGGAATGGGGAACCGCGCCGGCGCCGGCGGCAACTGGCGGAAGGGGCATGCTGAAATGACGATGATCCTTTGGATCTTTGCGGCGTTTTTGTTTGTTCTGAATTGCGGCCAGTTCTTTTATATCCTTTCGACACTAAAGCCGGCCGGCCCGATTATCCCGCTCAACTCTCCGTGCCCGGCGTGCGGAAACCTCGGATGCAAGTTAGCCTATGATCCGAAAGAGAAGAAAGTCGGCCGCACATGCATAACGTGCGGTTGCACACTAACGCAACCGGTTGTTGCTCCTGACTTGTTCAAATAGGAAGCTTCGTATAAAACTCTAAGCCGTGGCGCCTAACTCCCTACTCTCGAGACAAATCTCCGGATTCACGCGACTTGTTCAACGTCAAAAGCCGTATTCCGCCTCGGATGCCTCGAGTTACTTCGGGCCAGGCGTCGAGGTTGCTCCGATCATGCCGGCCGGCACGGAGCCGCGCGGCTGGCAATATTGGGTCAATCAAAACATGGTTTTTACTCCGCGGCCCGATGCGGAGTTGACGGCGCAAGATCTTCGAAGGCTCGCAACTTATCCCCTAGTTAGAACGGCGATCGAGAATTGCAAAGACGTGATCGCGAATCTACCGCGGCAAATCCGCGCCAAGAAACAACCGGGCGAGAAAAATGCCGATGTAGACAAGCGAAGCCGCGGCGATGCAACGCTCAAGATGCTCAATGATTTCTTTGACTGCCCGGATGGCGAGCACGATTGGGCGACTTGGGTTCGCGCTTGGCTCGAGGATGTGTATACGATCGACGCTCCGTCGGTTCTTTTGCGTCGCGCGCGAAGCGGCAAGATCTTGCAAGCGCGCGTGATCGACGGCGCTTTTATTACTAGGCTAGTCGACGAGAACGGATACACGCCGCAACCGCCAGAGGATGCCTATCAACAACTTTGGAGCGGAACGCCGTCGACTACTGGCGGGATCCCTTTCGTCAATCTAACAATGGATCAACTTGTTTACCGGCCGCGAAATATCGTTCCGAGGAATACGGTTTCGAGTTTCCTGTACGGCATGAGCCCGGTCGAGCAAATGGCGCAAGAGATCGAGATCGGGCAACAACGCCTGAATTTTGTACTCGCCTACTACATTACGGGAACGATCCCTGACGCGATCCATATCGTGCCGCCGAATATCAACCCCGATCAGTTGAAGGAAGCACAAAAGGCTTTAACTTCGGAGATGAGCGGGCAGCCGTTCAAGCGTTCCGGCTTTATCAAAATGATTCAAGGGTTTGTCGATCGCGACAAGGCCGGGAGCTCCGGAGGCGATCAGCTAATTTTCCCGAAGGAAAAGTTACTCGCCGATCCTTTTGACGAGATGCACATCCGCAAGATCTTCTATGGGATCGGCGCATCCGTTCAACGGATTATGAAGGCAATGAACCGGGCATCGGCGCAAGCCGGCCAGGAAGCCGCGGAAGAAGAAGGCACTATGCCTTTCGCAATGTCGGCCGCGGGAATGGTTAATTGGCTTATCGCGAAGGGTTTCCGTTTGGGCTTTGGAAGTTACGAGCTCACTTTCGACGCCCAAAAAGAGCTCGACGTTGTTAAGCGCGCGCAAGCCGACAAGAGCGACGTTGACGCCGGAATTATCTCTCGAGACGAGGCGCGGGAGAATCGAGATCTCGATCCGCGCGGCGGGAGTGCCGAAGAGCTCATGGTTACAGTTGCAACCGGGCCCGTACCGGTCGAGTTGAGCGACGCCGTACAGCATGCGAAAGATCTAGCCGAGGCAAAGCCGGCGCCGATCGCGGCACCGCCTGGCGGCGGGCCCGTCGACAAGCGGCGATCGCCGAAGATCGATCCTGGCCGGCATACTCCGCACAGCCGCCAGGCGCAAGCCCGCCTCGAGAATGCTCTCGTAAAAGTTTTCGGCCGGCAAAAGGAAAAGGCGGCGGAAGCCGCGGGCCGGCTCTTGAAAGTGCGGAAGGCGGATGATGCAGAAAAGAAAGCCGATGATATTTTCGCCGAGATCGAGGGCGAGTTTCAGGCGATCCCGGTTCAAGCGAGCGTATCGCTAGAAATGGCCGCGCTATCCGGCGTTTCCGATGCAATGCTGCAAATGGAATTAAGCGACGCCAAATTGCTCTCTTCGGTAAATACGATCGCTTCCAAGTATGCGCGCCGGCGCGCGGCCGAGCTCGTAGGCATGAAGTACGACGAAGAGGGTAATCTTGTCCCTAACCCTAACGCGAAATGGGCAATCAGCGATACGACGCGCGATCGCTTGCGGGAAATCGTTCGCAATGCCTTCGAGGAAAAGACTCCGTTTTCGGAAGTCGTAGACGATATCCGCAACGCCGACATTTTCAGCGATGGCCGGGCGGCTACGATCGCACGCACGGAAGTTTCTCGAGCTCAAGTCGGCGCAAACTTCGACGTATGGAAGGAAAGCGGGCTCGTAAACAAAGTCAAATGGCTTGCCGTCGGGCCGGATCCCTGCCCGATTTGCATTGCAAATCATGGAGTCGAGCGCGTTTTAGGGAATGAATTCCCGAGCGGCGATATTATGCCGACGGCGCATCCGAACTGCTATTGCATCCTTCAAGCCGTAGACTTCAAAGAATAAGAGTTTTACTTTTAAGCACACCCTTTTGTGCTTTGGGTTTCCTCTGCTACGCTTGCAAACGTGGATCCGCTTCTAAAATACTTCCCGATTATGAAAGTCGACGAAGGCGCCCATATGGTTTGGGGGCTCGTCACTTCCGAAACTCCGGATAGCGACAAAGAGATTTGCGATTATTCCGAGGCGCGCGCGGAAATCCAAAAATGGTCGGATGATCAACTCGCGAAAACTCTCGCCGCCGGCCAGGATCCGTCACTCGGCAATATGCGCGTTATGCATCAACTTCAAATCGGCGGCAAAGCTGTAAAGATCGATTACAAAGACACCGAAAAGCAAGTTTGGGTCGGAAGCGAGCCGGCCAACGACGACGTTTGGCACTTGCTAAAGGGCGGATTTCTTACCGCGCACTCGATCGGCGGCTCTTATAAGTGGAAGCGCAAGGAAGGCGAGTACACTCGCTACGCTCCAACGATCGGCGAGATTAGTTACGTCGACCGCGGCGCAAATCCGGATGCCGCTTTCTCGTATGTGAAAGCCGACGGAAGCACGGAGCTCCGAAAGTTTGCGACGCCTGGCGAAAAAGAGAAACAAATTCTCGCAAAGCTTCATAACGAGGCGGATCGAGACGCCGACGTAAAACGGATCACAAAAGCCGTTATGGCCGAATTGGGCACAGACTTAGAAAAACTTCGTACCCTAGCCGCTGGATTAGTGGCACAAATAGAACCGACGAAAGGCGATACCATGACACCCGAACAAATCAAAAAGTGCGCGGCCGCTCTCGGAATTTCCGAGGAAGATTTTAAGAAGCTTTATGCACCCGCCGCCGATCTCGAAAAAGCTAAGGGCGGGCTCGCCGCTTTGCATGGGCACATTGAAAAAGCGATGGGGCACCATGCGGAAATGCACAAGGCGCACGGCGCGCTTGCCGCGATGCACGAAGCGCACGCAAAGCACTTGGGCAAGTGCGACAAGGCTTGCAAGGCCGTTATGGGATCCGACGAAAAGGAAGCCGAAAAGGCTCTCAAGGCTTTGCTTGCCGAACTGACGCCGGCGCCCGATGCCGAAGCCGTTGCAAAGGCCGCCGCGGATAAGGCCGCCGCGGATAAAGCCGCCGCCGACGCTGGCGGATCGCTCTCGAAGGCGGAAGTTGAAAAGATGCTGGCCGATCAAAAGGCCGAAAACGAAAAGGCTACGGCCGAGGCGATCAAAAAGGCGCTCGACGAAACTCCGGCTAATGACGCCGCCTCGAAAGCCAAAGTTTTTGCGGTAATCCGGGGAACGGAAGTAAAGAAAGCCGAAGCGGAAGCCGCCTCGGATCCGCTACCGGTTTAACAATTTTCAGACGTTGCCGAATTTTGATCCGATAGGAGAATTGCACAATGTCAAATTATGCAGGAATGAAGGGCGGCGGGCAGCTTCAACCGTATACCGGATCGCTCGGCGACGCCAAGATCGCGCAGCAAGGCGTGATCGCCTCAAAGGTTATGAAGGCGTGGACGGACACGCGCAAAGATGAGATCCGGAAGTACAAGCGCCTAGTGGGCGGGCTCAAGCGTACCGGCGACGGTATCAACGAGTTTGTAGTGAACAAGAGTTTTATTTCGCAGCAACAACTCAAGAGCATTGAGAACGAATTCAACGAGCGAGCCGACGCCGCAAACGAATTGCTCAAAGGGCTTGTCGCCGACTACCGCGAAACGATGATGAAAGCCGGCGTCACGACTTCGCTTGGCTACAACTTTTACGATTTGCGCGGCCCGGCATTTTTGATTTACCCGGTAAACGTGCCTTTCCGCAATTCGCTTCCGCGTTGGGGCAAAGTCAACGCCGGATATGGCACGGCGGTAAATTGGAAGTATACGAGCCTCGGGCCGGGAACCTCTTACGCCGGCGCCGCGGAAGGCAAGCGCGTTGCGACTGCAACCCCGAACGAAAACAACGCGATCGCGACTTACGCCGAGCTCGGGATCGAGCGATCGGTTTCGTTTACCGCGGAATTCGCTGGCGAGGGATACACGGATAACGTGGCCGATGAGCATATCCGCGGCGCGCATGAACTTTGGCTTCAAGAGGAATCGATCCTCATCGGCGGAAATCAGGGAAACGCCGCCGGCGCAAACGGTTTCCAGCTTGCAACCGCGAACACTCCAACGGTTGCACTGAAAACCGCGCTTCCTTCCGGGCCCGCGGGCCAGGTCACGGATGGCGGAACCGGTTTCGGATCCACAAACGTTTCCGTGCGCGTCGTAGAAATTACGATGCTCGGGAATCCGAACAACGCGCAATACGGTTATCAAGCGGCGCCTACGGTTGCCGCGGGCTTGACGCCGAGTTTCACGCGCACCAACGCCGACGGAACAACGGATGTGATCAACGGCGGAACCGGCGCAATCAGTGCCGCCTCAAACGTCGTTGCGGCTTCCTCGAGTTATCCATACGTGCTCGCCGACGTTGCACCGAAAAAGGGCGCCTTCGCATGGGCATGGTTTGTTGATACAACCGATGCCTCTTCGCCGACACTGGCAAACGCGAAACTCGTAGCAATTACGACTGTCCCATTTATTTACCTGGCGAATGCAACTCCAAATGCGAGTTACGTTGGCACGGCAACCGGTTTGAGCGCCGATCATAGCGCACAGGCTCTTGATTTCTCGGGAATGCTCGCTTGGGCCGTCACTTCCGGCGTTTTCATCAATATGTCGGATTTGACTGTCAACAACCCCGTAACCGGCGCGACGAATACCGGGTTACTTACTCCGGGCATGACGAATTCCTCAAGCTCCGTGCCGGCCGTCGCCGAGATCGAGTACGATCTCAAAAATCAATGGAATTCTTTCCAGACGGTAGCCGATGAAATTTGGTGCTCCGTCGACGCGAAACTTTCGATTTCTCAGGCGTTGTTCAAGAATACGAGCGGCGTGCCCGCCTATCGTTTCGAGGTTACTCGAGATGGGCAGGGCAACATCCTCGGCGGCTTTTCCGTGAGCGGATACAAGTCGCAATATTCTATGAAGGCAACCGGCTCGGAAGAAATTCCGTTGCGGATTCACCCGATGTTGCCGCCGGGCACGATTCACTACCGGAAAACGCAAAACCCCTATCCGCATTCGCGGATCCCTGGCGTTGCCGGCGTTTTCGTTCAACGCGATTACTACGGGATCGAGTGGCCGATCACGACTCGGGCTTGGACGTTTGGCACGTATACGCATGAGGTATACGGCGACTATATTCCGGGCTTGCTCACAGTTCGAAGCGGGATCCTCGGATCCGCCTAGTTTGTTCCACATGGAACGTTTTCCGACGCCGGATCCTTAAACAGATCCGGCGTTTTTGATTGGGGGATCTCTTGTCAACCTATCTGATTAAGAGAATCGATCTCGCCGCCGGCGATTGGACTGCTATCCTGGCGCCGATGGCTTGCACGGCATGGTCACTACGGAACGATAGCGGCGGCGATGTTACGATCGCTACAACCCCAAAGGATATGGGCTCTCACGACAATCTAGCCGCGGGTAATTCTGAAACTTGCCTGTATGGGCACAACCGCCCGAATCCTCGATTTCTCGAGGGCGATGTATTGCTGTACGCTAAACCCGCATCAGGGGCGGGATTTCTCACCGGTCGATTCGTTCTCTAAAAAACGGAGCTCTCCAAAATGGCGCAACTTAACTCGAAACTCGGAAGATCTTTGCTCTTCATTCTTTGCACGGCTCTAATGATCTTGTTCATAGATCAACCGTGGATAAGAGCGCAGCAACAAACTTCGGGCGGCACGGCGGTTACGATCAACGGATCATTGCCGGCCGGCTCGGCTGTGATCGGGCACGTAATTGCCGATACTGGAAGCACTACGGCCGTAACCGGGAATGTTACCGCGGTACAGTCAACCGGGAGTAATTTGCATGTAGCCGTCGACTCCGCGCCTACAACCGCCGTTACTCAATCGGGCGCATGGACAGTTGCCAACGGATCCGGAGTCGCAAATATAGGGATCGTGCGATCGGTTGCCTCTCCGTGCACGCAATCTACAAACTTTACATTGAGCACGGTAGGAGTAGCGACGGGCGCGGGAACCAGCATAACCAGTACAACGACGTGCCTTACAAAACTCTACGCGAACAACATAACGAATTCTTCGGTAACGCTCCGGATCCAAGATAAAACCGGAACGCCTATAATTTGGGTCGGCGGCGCCGCGGATTTCTCGATCGGCCCTAATTCCAACGTTGCATTTCCGCTCGAAGGCGTTACGATGGCCGGCGGCATTACTGCGATCGCCGGAACCTCGAGCGCGATCAATCTACAGGTGAGCGGGCTTCAATGAAGAAATGGCTTTTACTGGCGGCGCTCGTATTCCTTCCGCGGCTCACGGATGGCCAACAACAATCTTCGAATCCGGTAACAAAATTCAGTTGCTTCGTTCAAGGCGTCACGGTAACAACGCAATGCCTTGCCGCGCCGGCCGCCGGGATCCGCGCGTATGTGACGGATATCGCGCTCTCAAATCAGGCGGCAACTGTCCAAACGCTAGATGTGGTTTTTGGTACGGGTTCGAATTGCGTAACCGGAACGACGGCGCTTACGCATAAGTTTCAAATGGGAACAAATGCAACAACGACAAGCCCGCAAGTAATCGAGGTAGATCTAGTTTCTCCGCTTGTGCCGACGGCGGCAAATGCGATTTGCGTTCGGCCGTCGGCGGCGACGGCTTTTGGCGCTACTATTACCGGATACACCGCACCATAAAATTAATTGTGATAGGATTCGACGCCGAGAGGGGCAAACTTAGGGCGGGCAGGACTGGCGCAACCGTTCTACTACGCCCTACACTACTTCATGCCGATTACGCCAAACGCGATCGATCTAACGACTCTCGCCAAAGTAAAAAATTGGATACAAATCCCCGTCGCGAACACTACAGACGATCAGACGATTCAAGACGCGATCACTTCCTTTAGCGCCTATGCTTTGCGGATTACCGGCCGCGGGCCCGCCGACGGATCGATCCCGGCCGCCTCGCCGCTCGTCGTTCCGGTTGCGTATGATGAGTTTTACGATGGAAGCGGAACCGAAACGCAGCAAGTTAGAAATTGGCCGATCGTTTCCGTTGCTTCGGTTAACGTCAACGGGCAACCGATCCCGCAATCTACCGGGCTCAACGTTTCCGGATGGGTTGTCAACGGCGACGCGAAATTTATCTCGATCCGCGGCGGCCTAAGTGCCAATGTTGCGACTTTCCAAAATTACCGTTTCCAGACTCGAGGCGCCGGCGGCCGCGGCGGCTTTTGCGCGGGGATCCAAAACGTCGAGATCGCTTACACCGCGGGATTCAACGGAACGCCTTTCGATCTCGAGTTTGCGGCGCGGAAAATCGTATCGCTGAATTACAAGCGGAAGGATTGGATCGGGCAGCGATCGCAACAAATGGCAAACGGCGCCGGATCGACTTTCTATAACGATTGGGAGATGGATCGCCAGGACGAGCGCACGGTTAGGTACTACGCGCGCCGAGTGGCATAAAGTGAGGTTGAAATGATCAGTTTCGCAATTCAATTTGTCGTTTTTGTCGTTTGCGTCGTGATCGTAGTATTAGTCGCGCAATGGGGCATGATGAAACTCGGATGGACAATCGATCCGACGTTGAAAGTTATCCTCGGGTTGTTCTTGTTCTTGTTTTGCTTCCTTGTGTTTCTGAATTTCGTAGGCTATATGAACGGGTTAAATTGGGTGCACCGATGAAAGCGACGGCGGTAAAAAAAGCAAAAGTCAAAGAGCCGGAAGCAAAGGCGCCCGAAGCAAAGGCGGTAGTTATCATGCGCGCAACGCTCGGGCGGATTGTCCACTATAAACTTAGCGTCGAGGATGCCGAAGCGATCGGGCGGCGCCGTACAACCGTTGCCGGGATCCATTTATCAATGGAAGCTGGCCGCTGGCCGCTTGGCACTCAAGCGCATATCGGCAACCCGGCTTCCGCCGGCGAATGCTATCCGATGATCGTTACGAAAGTGTCTCCGGATCAGTTCGGCGAAGGATTGGACGGCGTGAGCGGGCAAGTATTTCTCGACGGCAACGATGTGCTTTGGGTTACGCAAAGAACTGAAGGCGCGGATCCTGGCCAATGGGCTTGGCCGCCTCGAGGGTAAATGTTCCGGATAAAGATCATAGCGCCGCCGGCCGCGATCGAGAAAATGCGGCTTCGCGGCCCGCAAATCCTCGAGTCGCTAACGCAACGCATGACGCTGCTTATGTTCAAGCTTCAATCAAAGATCGTCGGCGAAGAGATCCCGAAGCAATTTCCGAATGGAGCTCCTAACATTGCGGCAACCGTGCGCGCGATCCCGGCCAGGCTCGAGGGCAAAAGGATCGTGGGCGAAGTCGAAGCCGGCGGCCCGCGCACTACGAAAGAAACACTAGGCGGCCCGCAAGCCGGCCAGTTTGTAGACTACGCCGCGGTACAAGAGGGCGGAGTATCGCACTCTTGGAAGATTCAACCGGTTTTGTACTCGAGTGCATGGGCGATCAGCAATAAAGCGCGCGTACTCTCCGTAGAGGGTTTGCCGCGGGCTTTAGCGTTTATGTTCAACGGAAAGCTTATTATCACGCGATCGGTTACGCATCCGGGCTTGAAGGAAAGGCCGTACATGCGCCAGGGATTGAAAGATATGGAAGCGCAAATCATTTCCGAGCTCACGGCCGAGTTTAACGGGTTGCTGCAATGAGCGTAAATTTCCCGAAATTCGATCCCGAACGTATCGAGGCGGCGTTATTCGCTTTGCTGCAAACC